GCCAGAACGAAGCGAGCGGTAATTAGCCGCCAAGCTTCGAGCTTCAGACTCTCCCTCGGGCTGGTTTTACTGGCCCGATCACCACCTCAGAGGGGTGAACTCCACCTAAGTTTCAGTGCTGACGACTTAGGGCGTCCAGAACGCTCTAGGTGTTGCGCATTGACCTCAGGAGGACGAATCCTCGAGAGGCGATGACGATCTCTCCAATCGGAGTGATCAGCATCGATGTCGGATGAGTGACAGGGGACTTTACCCCTTAACCAATCACTCGTGTCCAACTTGAGCAAACACTTAAGAAGGGCACCAGGCCCCCCTAGAAGATCTCTAGGAGGTTTGGCCTCCACAACATAGCCCCTGACTAAGGGACTATGGAGACTTGGGTGAAGTCTCTCGGTTTGGTAACCGAGAAAAGACACCCTGCCCATCACCGAAGAATAAGGAGAAATCACAGGGAAATACCTAAGTACCCCCCCAATGACCTCGTCCAACCACCGACAGGTCTTCCAGTAACCACTCATATAGAGTTGGTTCCTTAGCGACACAATCGATTCTACTTCGGAAACGTCCTGAAGTGATGTCGGAAAAGCTTGCCGGACACGGACAATACTAACGTCCGTTCCATTAAAGAACTCCCGACCACAAGACTCCCTGAACTTTCCAGTCCAGAAAGACTTGTCCAGACCAACTCGAGCACCGAAATGTTCGAGCGTCTGTATCACTGATTGCACGTGGTCCACAGGAACGATTAGATCGTCCCCATAGACGCGCACCGAACCGACGTACCTTTTAAGGTCTCGCCGGGAAAGTGGCTGGCTGAGCGACCGCTGGATCCCTAAGAAGATCAATGTCGTAAAGACCATCGCCTCCACTGGGAAACAGAGTGCTGAACCCATAGACGCATACTTCGATAGTCGTATAACACGACCATCTGGTAAGACAGCCCGACGCGAACGAGTCGCATCCACAGCCTGAGACAAACTAGGCCACGGATGTAACATAGCACGCACGAGCTGATTGTTGACTCTATCGGAAGCGTCACTCAAATCGAGTGTCGCAGTTCGCTGATCAAGCGAACCTTGTCGCGCTAGGTCCTGATTAGGGACTTGGTCGTCAAAACCGATAAATTCTGGGAGGAGTCTATCCCTCCCAAAATGCTCGAGAAAACACCGTAGAACCCCTTGTTGCATATATTGTATGCAGGTGGGCTCCATGGCAATAACTCGAGGAGTCTTCAACGTCTTAGGAACCAAAGTAACCTTTACAGGTACTTCGGCACCGGGTTCGAGGAAGTCCACTTCATCCAACTGGTCATAATAACTCCAGTTGGGGAGAAGGCTCTCACCGGCAGGGAAAACCGGTTCGAGACGATTGGTCCAAACTGCTTGGCGGAATTTTCTGTTACCAGAAAGTCCGTCGGCAGTAGATCCAGGACCATGCTTAGGGACAATGCGTTGGTGATAGATATCTCTATCCATCGCCGTATACACGTCCCGGAAAAGCAGGTGTGATAGTTTTGTAAACTCCTCAATATCCCTATGAGAGAGTTGGCTATCACTCCATCGTACTTCCTGCTCACACTTGACATAATTCTGAATCGCCTTACGCTTGCGTGTATCGCTACACGGAAGCTCCATCTTGCCAAACATCAGCGTTAGCTGACGCAAGGCTTGAATCGAGGCGACACAGGGTTCATCAAGCAACGAGCCACTAGACCGATCGAACACACGGTTGAGGAAACCCCCTAGAAATATGGGGAGCCCTCTTCCACGTTCCTTACGGAACGCGGAATAGATGCCGACCTGACCACAGTCAAGCCATTTTTGGATGGCCTTTCCATAGTCGGGTAGGGTTATCGTAAAGAACGACAACCCCTCATGTTCGACACGATCCGCGACGGTATTAATGTCGCGGATGGCGCATGTGCTGCACAAGCTCGCGCTTTCCAACGCGAGCTGGGACCAGAGTGACATAAGGCTTTTCATCGGCCCTCCTTTACTAGGGGGTTACCGAATCCGTAGCCCATGTCATTCACAAATGCCCTTACGGGCATGTACCACTGAGTGATGCAATTAAACACCAGCCACGCACGGTGCCCAAGGCGACCCCTTCCGCATTACTAGCGGAGAAAAGGAATCACGTCTGAGTTAACCGTAGCGTCAACGACCTTGTGGAAGACATCGAATAAAACGAACACCAAGACTAGCGTTTTATAGCTAATCCGAAGTGAAACGTTTAATTCATTGAACTCCACGTCGTCACGGCGAGGCCACCAAGGCACAATAGCACGCTTGGGTGGAGCGGATTCCTCCGCACCCCCGGGCGCACCAAGACCCAGGTGGTCCTCCTCACTACGACTCACCACCAAGAAGTTTGGTGATGACCGCATTCGAAGTCGCCGTGCACCAGGTATTGAAACCTGCGAACACAGCGAGCGCTTCCGGGTCCGTATAACCAGCCGGAGGGAGGTCAAAGACGGTGTAAACCGCCATATTGACCTTCATATTCTCCGACGTGTCGAACGGGTTAGCCGTAAGTTTCGAATGGTCGATCCTTAGCATGTGGCGTTCCCTACCCTGTTTAACGAGGGTATGGTTCGCTGACACGCTGACAAGGCCGTCGGACGACGAGTATCGTGCTTCCTTTCCCTGCCCATAAGTCTTGGGCATGGAAATTGGCACGGCACTAATCGTAACGACGACAGGATCGGCAAATGACATAGGCATCACTCCTAGGGCCCAGGTCTTGGACCCCATTGGCGTTTGACACAGGACGTACATCTCTTGCTACAAACGGGACATCCCGAGAGCAGCAAGAATGGCCTTCTGTCTACCTGTGAAAGCAGACAGGTTTAAGCCGAACCCAAAGGGAGTTGCCGGACGTCTAACCTTAGCCTCGGAAACGAGGACAAGGGTGTCCGGACGTTGGGGATACCTGGCCAATAGGCCAGTCTCTCCAACGAAGGTGAGTGTATCACGAACAACTGAATGTTCCATGATATACCCATACTTCAACACCAAGCCATCGGTGGACCAGTCTGTGAGATTGTGTATTACATCTCCAGTACTGGTAAACCAATCAACGGCCCAGCTCCAAGGCATCACGTTCCACAGAACTTCTGGTGTAAGGTCTAACCCTAGCACATGACGTGCTTGGTCAGCCAACGCCGCCACCCCACTCCGAGCTTGATAATCTCGGGGGAGGTGATAGGTGAAGGCACCTGAGAACCATTGGTTCACCGTTGTTACACGGGTGCGAATTACGCTGCCTTGGTTCCACTTAGAGGTGTCATACCAGATGGATCCACTCGGGTTGGTACCCGGGCTTATACCACTCTGGACTACTTCGACTTCCTCTTTCGTGGAAGGTGGAAACACAAAACGTCGCCTAACAACTCGTCCGGCGTCTCGTTCGTATTGCTCCATCCGCTCGTCAAACTGAACGAGGGATTTAGCTACGTCCTTGACATCCGAAACGAGAGGCTTCCACCCAAACTCGAGACCGAGATATTCGTCACCAGTGTGTTTTATCACATTGGTAACATCACGTTCGACGACCTGTTCGATCGATCGAAGACGCTTTAATCTCGACTGCCAGAAAGTGGTCCCCAGAAGTTTTGGGAGCCCCTCACGGCGTAACTCGATAAGGGAAGAAGCCAGGTTTGCGACGCTATTGGTGGGCGCACATAACGCGATTGCCTTCGTCCCTGCCTGCATCAAAGCGGCATCACTGCTTTGAGCAAACGGGAGGAAGGTATAAAACCGCGCAGCCATACCGAGCGATAACGGTCCTTGATAAACGGATCGCATCGAACGGTTGACGTTGAACGACGTAGGCTTCCACTCTGAAGCAAGAGTGACGGGAGTAGCCATAGCTTCAGGCCACTCCACGCACTGCCTGCGCATCGTAAAAGCTCCACCAACATCCGGTTGGTAATGGAACACCCTTGAGCCCTTATTATTGAGCTCAAAGAGTCCCGTATCCCAACCAGTATGTGTTTCGGACTCAGTTACCTGAGTCCCATTCAGGCTAGGAGCTAAGGACCCATCACTGGGTACCCAAGTCTCCCCGAAGGTTACACTAGGGTTAGTGTACTCTTCGATAGCACGACCACGCCCCCAAGTAAAGGGAAGCGTGCGACGCTTAATAGCCAGAAGCACCAGCTCCTTTCAGGTCCCCAGGATCGTAACAATCCTGAAAACATCCCCCCAACAATG